AACGTATATAACGGAAGCCTTGGCGTTGCTTATGGTGGCCAACAAATTTATCCGAATGCACGAGAATACGATCCGAATTCCCAGACTTTTGTTGGTGTTTGGTACGCAGCAAAAGTATTTTTAACTGCTGACACCACTCCGCCAAGCGGAACTTGGAAAACTGGAGACCGCATTTTGTACTCAGGCGGATCGGCTGCTGGTGGTTATACAGGAACTATTTGTATTACAGGTGGTACGCCAGGAACATGGAAGCGGTTTGGCGTCGCTGAGGCTTAAAAGGAATTTATTATGGCAGACAAGAAAATCTCCGCACTGACCGCAGCAACAACTCCATTGGCAGGCACCGAAGTTTTGCCTATTGTCCAATCAGGCGCAACGGTTAAAGTTGCGGTAAGTGATTTGACCGCCGCGCGCGCCGTTAGTGCTTTAAGTTTGACCTTAACTAGCACAGATGCTAGTGCGGCAGCAGCCCCATTACTTGAACTGTACAGAGATTCAGCAAGTCCAGCCGTCTCTGACACATTGGGTGAGATTGAGTTTAACGGTGAAGACTCAGCGGGCAATAAACAAGCCTACGGTTTAATTCACGCTTCTATTCTTAGCCCAACGTCTACTGCGGAACAAGGTCAAATTCATTTTGAAACCGCAACGGCTGGCGCATTAACTGAGAAAATGATTATTGGCACAAGCAATCTTGTAATTAACGAGATCGGTGCTGTCTTTAACGTCCGAATTGAAGGCGACACAGATGCCAACTTGTTCTATACCGATGCAACCAATAGCCGTATAGGTGTTGGCACAATTAGCCCTGCTGAAAAACTAGATGTTGTTGGTAATATTAAATTGTCGGGAAATGTAATTCCTGCAAGTGGTTTTGGGATTGACTTTTCTGCCACATCAGGCACAGGCACAAGTGAATTGTTGGATGACTATGAAGAAGGCACTTGGAGTCCTATATATTCCGCTGATACTCCGCCCACCACACCATTTACAATGTCAAATATATCTGCGACTTATACAAAAATCGGCAGACTTGTTACAGCTCGGGCTTGGATTCAAACCAGTAACGTAAATACTGCTGGTGCTTCTGGTGGCGTAAGAATTGGTAATTTGCCGTTTAGTTCTGCTGCTGACGAATGGTCTGTTTTGTCAATTGGGGTTTCTCAAGAATTTGCTGTGAATAATCCTTTGTATGGTTTGGTTCGTGCTTCATCAACAGAGGTAAGTTTATTTTATAGAGCATTAGCACCAGGCGGTCAGACACCCTTAGCGTTGACTGACCTTACAACTGGCGCAGCGGCTTCAAAAAATCAACTTGTGGTTTCTGCTCAATATTACGCAGCGACATAATAAATTTGTTTAATCTGTATCGGCCCATTTGACCGAAGTTTGATTTTGATTGGAGTATCAAAATGGCATTGGAAAAAGTAACAGTTGTTGACCGCATCGAAGTGCTAGAAAATGGCTGCGTTCAAGTACGCACAAAGACTGCGATTATTGAAGATGGCAACCAGATCAGCGGTACATTCCATCGTCATGTTGTTGCCCCTGGTGATGACTACGCTAAAGAAGATTCTCGTGTGCAAGCCATTTGTAGAGCAGCACATACTGCTGAGGCGATTGCATCTTACAAACAGTTTCGGTCCTCTGGAATTTAATTATGGCGTTGCGAAAAATAATTGAGGCAGAAGGCAAATCCTTTATTCAAACACCAATTGGTGCAATTGAAAATGGTGTGCAAAAGATTTCCTTTTTGGCCTATGTAAAAGTCACGAATATTGCTGGTTCAAAAACTAATTTAACTGCATCAGTTCATTTCAAAAGTGACGACACGCAATTTTCAAAACAATATTCTTTTGCACCATCCGTTGAAAACGGTTCTGCAAATTTTATTGAACAGACTTACAATTATTTAAAAACATTGCCAGAATTTGCTGGTTCTGAAGACTGTTGAAAAAACAGGTAAAAGAATTTGCACAACCAGTTATTGCAGAAGCTAAGTAATTTGCTGTATATTAAACGTACTGGTGCGCCCACCAGGGTTTCTTAGGAAACAAAAATGTCAGAAGAAGTAAGCCAAGCGGAAGTGCCCGCGCCGGAACTGGAAGCTACGGTAGCCCCAGTATCTGAAGTACAAACGCCGGAAGTAGACCAAGAACAGCAACCAGCCAAGACCTTTAGTCAGGAAGAACTGGACGCCGCAATTGGGAAAAGGCTCGCAAGAGAGCAACGTAAGTGGGAAAGAGAGCAGGCTCAAAGGGCGCAGCCCCCGATGCCAACATCTGCTCCCGTAGCGCCAGAACAGTTTGAATCGACCGATGCGTATGTAGATGCACTTGCAACGCAGAGAGCCGAGCAACTTTTGGCACAACGAGAGCAGAACAGGCAACGGACTGAACTTTTAGAGTCGTATCACGACAGAGAGGAAAAGGCTAGAGAGAAGTACGACGACTTCGAGCAAGTCGCCTACAACCCTAATCTTCCAATCACTGACGCGATGGCTCAGTCGATTCAAGCATCTGATATTGGTCCCGAAGTGGCTTACCACTTAGGCGCTAATCCGAAAGAAGCTGAACGCATTGCCCGTTTATCGCCACTTTTGCAGGCTAAGGAAATTGGTAAATTGGAAGCTAAATTAGCCTCTGATCCACCAGTTAAGAAAACCTCTAATGCGCCAACGCCCATTAGTCCGATTACTGCCAGAAGCACGGGTACGCCCGCATACGATACGACTGACCCACGCTCTATCAAAACGATGAGCACTTCAGATTGGATCGAAGCCGACCGGCAGCGTCAGATTAAAAAGCAAGAAGCGCTACGCAACCGCTAACTTACTTTTAGGAAATCAAAATGAGTAATTCACTCTTAACCATTGACATGATCACACGGAAGTCTCTTGAAATCCTTGAGAACAACCTTGTCATCACCCGTAACGTCAACCGCCAGTACGATGACTCCTTCGCTGTTGAAGGCGCCAAGATTGGTTCAACCCTCCGTATCCGCCTGCCCGATCGTGCGCTGGTGACTGACGGTGCCGCCCTGCAAGTTCAGGCCGACAACGAACAGTTCACAACGCTGACCGTGTCCAGCCAAAAGCATATCGGCGTGAACTTTACGTCTGCCGAACTTACAATGCAGTTGGATGACTTCGCAGAGCGTGTCTTGAAGCCTCGCGTCTCGCAGTTGGCATCTTCGGTTGACGCCGACGTTGCAACTTCGTACAAAGGCATTGCTAACTCCGTCGGCACACCAGGCACTACGCCTGCTACGTCGCTTGTTCTGTTGCAAGCCAACCAGAAACTAAACGAGTTCGCCACACCTATGTCACCACGCTACGCAACAGTTAACCCTGCTGCAAACGCTGGCCTAGTTGAAGGCATGAAAGGTCTGTTTAACCCAACCGGCGCCATCAGCCGTCAGTTCAAGAACGGCATGATGGGTGAGGGCATTTTGGGTCTAGACGAGATCAATATGTCTCAGTCAATTAGCAACCACACAAACGGCGACTGGGGTACTGCCATCACTGTGACATCAACTGTCGCAACTGAAGGTCAGTCAACTCTCGGTATCAGTTTCACTGGTTCGAGCAAGACATGGAACGTCGGCGACGTGTTCACAATCGGCAGCGTTTTTGCTGTTAACCCACAGACCCGTCAATCGACCGGTAGCCTCCAACAGTTCACCGTGACTGCTGTGGCAACTGGTTCTTCGACAGCCACTCTGAGCATCAGCCCAGCGCTGTACACTGCTGGTAACGCATTGGCTACTGTCAATTCGTTCCCACAGGCTGCTGCTGTTGTGACGATGTTGGGTTCAGCCAATACCGGTTACCCACAGAACTTGGTCTACCACAAAGATGCCATTAGCTTTGCTACGGCTGACTTGTTGTTGCCACAGGGCGTTGACATGGCTTCACGCCAAGTCCACAACGGTATCTCGTTGCGTATCGTACGTCAGTACGACATCAACAACGACCGCCTCCCCTGCCGTATTGACGTGCTGTATGGCTACGCTGCCATCCGTCCCGTCACTGCCGTCCGTCTCTGGGGCTAAATCAATGGGGGCTTTGGCCCCCATTCGTAACTTTTTTCAAGGAAATTTATCATGGCACTTTCTAATGGCACAGGCGGTTATCAGGTCGGCGCAGGCGCAACTGACGAAGCAATTATGTTCGTTCAAGGCGCGCCTCTTGCATTGACAGCAGCCGCAACCGCAACGGCTGCACAACTCCAAAATGGTCTGTTTACTTTTGACGGCACCGCTGGCAACTTAACCTTGCCAACAGTCGCTTTGTTGGAAGCAGATATGTCCAGCGCACAAAAGGTCAATTCTGCATTTGACTTCTTTGTTATCAACACTGATGGTTCAGACTCAGTCACTTTGGCTGTTGGCACTGGTTGGACAATCGTTGGTGCTGCTGCCGTAACTACTGCAACTTCAGCCCATTTCCGCGCGCGCAAGACCGGCGACGGATCGTGGACTGCATACCGCATTAGCTAATGTAAAGGGGGCGCTTCGGCGCCTTCTTTTTAACAAGGGAAAAATTATGGCTAATACTAAACCTGTTGGCGTAGCTTTTGCTGATCCAGAACTTGTTTCTGGCACTACAATCGCCGACGCTGTTATTACTGGTTCTTCAGTTGGCGGTACGTTTACTTCAACTGCAACAACTGGGCCTGTTGTGGCTAACGCTACTGCTGGTTTGTATTTTTTGACTATTGCTATTACGGCTAATACGACTACCACAACAGCCCCAAAAGGGTCAATTGGTACGACTACAAATGCCACAGGCACTGGAAAGATGTTTATTTCTGACGGCACTAAGTGGCAATTTGCTGCTATTACTTAATAGGGCGGGGGTCACAAGCCCCCGTTTCAACTTATGAACATTTATCTCAAGCATCCCGTCCACGGCGATAAGATTGCCACAATGGAAGTGGAAGCAGAATATGATGAAACAAATGGCTGGGTACGGTACAATCCCGATACGCCTGAAGTAGAAATAGCGGAACCGGCAAACGCGTTAAAACGTAGACGTAAAACTTCGGAGTAAACATGGCCACAACAGCCAATGACCAGATTAACGGCGCTCTGCGCTTACTCGGCGTGTTGGCTGAAGGTGAGACACCGTCGGCGGCTACATCGCAAGACGCGCTTGTTGCGCTAAACCAAATGATCGACTCATGGTCTACCGAGCGATTGGCTGTGTTCTCGACCCAAGATCAAATCTTTTCATGGCCACCTAGTGCCATTTCGCGCACGCTTGGCCCAACCGGTGACTTTGTGGGCGAGCGTCCGATCCTGATTGACGACTCTACCTATTTCCGTGACGCTTCGTCTGGCATCTCTTACGGCCTTAAACTAATCAATCAACAGCAATACAACGGTATTGCTGTCAAGACCGTGACATCCACCTACCCACAGGTAATGTGGGTCAACATGGAATACCCCAACATTACGATGACGGTGTACCCAGTACCCACTAAGGTGCTTGAGTTCCACATCGTATCGGTCAATCCATTGACAGCACCGGCCAATTTGGCTACAAACTTGGCTTTTCCACCAGGCTATCTACGCGCTTTTCGCTATTGCCTAGCGTGTGAGATTGCGCCTGAGTTTGGTGTTGAGCCTTCGCCCACAGTCATGCGTGTTGCAATGACTTCCAAGCGCAATCTCAAGCGCATCAACAACCCAGACGACATTATGGCGATTCCTTACTCGCTTATCGCTACGCGTCAACGCTTTAACATCTTCGCCGGTAACTACTAGGATTAACTATGGCAAACGTAACCATACCCCAATTACCAGTAGCCACCACTTCGGCGGGAACTGATTTATTGCCTGTAGAGCAAAGCAGCGTTACTAAACAAATGACTAGAACGGTCTTGTTGACTAATGCTACGTTAACTACACCTATTCTTGGAACACCCCAATCAGGTACATTAACAAACTGTACGGGTTTACCCGTATCTACAGGAATTAGTGGGCTTGGCACAAGCGTTGCTACATTTTTGGGCACACCCTCTAGCGCTAATTTACGTTCTGCTGTAACAGACGAAACAGGTACGGGCGCATTAGTATTTGCTAATACACCTACGTTAGTCACACCTGTGTTGGGTGTAGCTACGGCTACTTCAATCGCAACTGGTCCTATATTTGGAACAATTCAATCTTTATCAGGTCCAGGCGCTGTAAATATTACTGCTTTAACTACCGCGTTTACTTCAACTGCTGCGGGTAATGCTCTGACGCTTGCAGATGGCGCACAAGGCCAACTCAAGACAATCATTTATGTTGCAGAAGCCGCTGGTGGTGATACTGGTGTTTTGACACCAACGAACCTCGGAGCTGGAACGACAATTACATTCAATGCAATTGGTGATTCGGTAATTCTCCAGTTTGCCGGTGCTGATTGGTGGGTCGTTGGCTTGCGCGGCGCTGTGGTTGCGTAACGTATGAAAACACCAATCTTAGGATCGGCGTATGTTGCTCGCAGCGTCAACGCGGCCGACAACCGTATGGTGAATTTGTTTCCCGAAATTATTCCCGAAGGCGGCAAAGAACCGGCGTTTCTAAACCGCGCGCCTGCGCTTAAGTTTCTAGCCTCTGTGGGGCTAGGACCTGTGCGGGGGCTGTGGACGTTTAAATTTGACCCGACGCGCGCGTTTGTGGTGTCGGGCAACAAGTTCTACGAAATAGACACCAATTACACCGCCACGCTGCGCGGCACGGTAGGCGGTACGGGGCCAGTGTCAATAGCGGATAATGGTACGCAGATTTTTATTGCTGCTAACCCCAAGGGCTACATCTTTAACACCGCAACAAACGTATTTGCTGAGATTACCGACCCAGACTTCCCTGGTGCGGTGACGGTGTCTTATCTGGACGGCTACTTTATATTTAACCCGCCAGATTCGCAAAAGTTTTACATAACGTCATTGCTTGACGGCACGGCTATTGACCCCTTAGATTTTGCAAGCGCTGAAGGCTCGCCTGACGGTTTGGTGTCGCTGATTGTTGACCACCGCGAGTTGTGGCTGTTTGGCACAGATTCGGTTGAGGTCTGGTACGACGCAGGGCTGTCAGATTTCCCGTTTACCCGCATCCAAGGCGCGTTTAATGAGCTTGGGTGTGCTGCCCCTTACTCCGTTGCCAAACTGGATAACGGGCTGTTTTGGCTAGGTTCTGACTCGCGTGGTAAGGGCATTGTTTACCGCGCTGAAGGTTACACCGGCAAACGCATGAGCACCCACGCAGTCGAGTGGCAAATTCAGCAATACGGCGACATTTCAGATGCTATTGGGTATACCTACCAACAAGACGGCCATTCGTTTTATGTGCTGATCTTCCCAAGCGCAAACACGACTTGGGTGTTTGACGTGGCAACACAGGCGTGGCATGAGCGCGCAGGGTTCTCAAATGGCGACTTTACCCGTCATCGTTCTAATTGCCAAATGGCGTTTAATAGCGAAGTGGTCGTGGGCGACTACGAGAACGGCAACATCTACGCTTTTGACTTAGATTTCTTTGCCGACAATGGTGAAATCCAGAAATGGCTGCGCTCATGGCGCGCGCTTCCAACGGGTCAGAATAACTTAAAGCGTACAACGCAGCACTCAATGCAGCTAGATTGTGAGACGGGTGTAGGCTTAAACGGTATTGACCCTAGTGATCCTTTAGATTGGTTTTTTAGCACTACTAGCGGCGATGAAATCATTACCAATACAGGTGACTTTTTAATGTTTTCACCTACAACTACTGAAGGCGTTAATCCTGAAGTTATGTTGCGTTTTTCTGATGACGGTGGCCACACTTGGTCAAACGAACATTGGAAATCACTTGGCAAAATTGGTGTATACCAGAAGCGTGCCATCTGGCGTCGGCTTGGCATGACGCTTAAGCTGCGTGACAGGGTCTACGAAGTGTCAGGTACTGACCCAGTTAAGATCAGCATAATGGGTGCCGAACTAATACTGAGTCCTACAAATGCCTAACATTACTAATATTATCCCGCCGCGCGTGCCGCTTGTAGACGAGCGCACAGGGCTAATATCGCGGGAATGGTATAGGTTTTTATTTAACCAGTTCACTAAAGTTGGGCAAAGCGGCGATTCTTTAGAGGATTTACAGCTTGGACCAGTAGCGTCCGATAACTTTGCGTTTGAGATAATCAAAAACATAAATCAGTTTGCTATTCAGCCAGCGCAAGACGGTGTGATTGATCAGATTGCTGAGATGCAAAAGCAGATACAGGGTTTGCAACTTCAGCCACAGTTAGACATTGCTGCCATTTTTTCTGCCATCAATACGCTGTCGTCAGCGCCGGTTGTCAAAACTGCTGACTTTACCGTAGCAGATGGCGAGACCTGGTTAATCAATAACAAGGTGGGTTCGACCTGTACGGTGACGCTTCCTGCACCAGCAAGTAATGTTGGGCGGGTGTTACATTTTCAGAATTACCAAAATGAGTTTTTGGTATCTGCGTCTGCCAATGTCATCCCGATCGACGGTGGCGCTGCATCGACCGCAATTTTGCCTGCTGTGGCAGGCGAAACGGCAACATTGGTGTCTAACGGCACGAACTGGGTAATGACGCAAAGCGTCCCGAATAACGTACTGCTTTTGGAGTAAAGAGATGACTGTAACCGTAAAAGTTCTTGTACCGGCAAAAACTGCTGAAAACGCCCAGACGACGCAATACACCGCCAGTGGTGTAACGGCGATTATTGACAAATTTACGGCTACAAATTACAGCGCCTCGACCGCCGTTATTTCCGTTAACCTGGTGACTGCGGCGACTTCTGCCGGCAACGACAACTTGATTGTTAAAACCAAAGCCTTGCAACCCTCGGAGACTTACACGTTTCCTGAGTTGGTGGGTCACTCACTTATGCCTAGCGGATTCATTTCTACCTTGGCAGGAACGGCGTCTGCGGTTAACATTCGTGTATCTGGTCGGGAGATTACATGAGGGTAACTTACGATCCTACGCTGTTCCAAAATACGCCGGTGAAAGTTAAATTTCGCCAAGATATTTTGACTGCGCAGGAAAAGATGCAAAAGTTAATTGCTGATGGCGTAATACCATCTACATTAGAAGACTGTACGCTTAAGCATTACTATACCCCGATAGACGAAAAATACGGTTGTTGCACTTATGCTCGCGAGATGACAATCCCAAAAGGAACAGTCATCATTGGTAAAATTCATCGCCACAAGCATTTGAATTTTATTTCCAAAGGCAAAGTAATTGTTGCTACTGAATTTGGCGAAAAAGAATATGTAGCGCCGTGTACTTTTATATCGGAAGTAGGGCTTAAGCGTGCGGTTTACGCTTTAGAAGACACGCTTTGGACAACGGTTCACATGACTGAACACCGAGGCGAAGAAAACTTAGACAAAATGGAAGCTGAAGTCATAGCCCCCAGTTACAATGACTTAGGTTTAATCGCTTCTTTTGACGCGAAGGAATTGAAATGACATTTGGAATCTCAGCCTCAACTGCCATGTTAATTGGCGGCGCCGCTACAATCGGTGGCTCGCTTATATCCGCAAGCGCAGCAGGAAGCGCAGCTAAAACTCAAGCCAACGCTGCTGACCGCGCAGCCGACCTTCAATATGAGCAATATTTAAAAGGCGTTGAACTGCAAGAGCCGTTTCGCCAAGCGGGTATTCAAGGTCAAAACCGTCTGATGACGCTGCTTGGTTTAGGCGGCGAAGGTCAATATGACGACACAGCGTACAACAAAGCCCTTCAAGATTACAACGCTCGACTAAGCGCAATTGATCCATCGCAATTTACAACGGGCGGTGGCTATGTGACGGGGGCTGGCGATAGCGGTACGGATTACTATGACCCATCTGGCGGCACGTTTAACCAAAAAGCGTATGACGCCGCGCGCGCTGGGATTGTTGCGCCAGATCGTGAACAATTTAGAATGGCCGGCGGCGACACCGGCGCGGCTGATTTTGGCAAATACGCAACGGCTGAGTACACGCCTAAAATGTTTGCCAAGGGCATGGACCCAGGCTACCAGTTTCGCCTTAAAGAAGGTATGCAAGGTCTTGAACGCAGTGCGGCTGCCCGTGGTGGCTTGCTGTCTGGGGGTACGCTAAAAGGCATACAACGCTACGGTCAAGACATGGCGTCGCAAGAGTACACCAACGCCTTTAACCGTTACCAAGCCGAGCGTACGGGGACGTTAAACCCGTTTCAAGCAATGGCTGGTCAAGGTCAATCTACCGCCAATACGCTTACTAACCTTGGCATGAACTACGCCAACCAAGCGGGAGAGGCGTACATGGGTGCGGGTAATGCAAGAGCGTCTGGTTACGTTGGTCAAGGAAACGCTATCAATCAAGGCATTAGCGGCTTGTCTAATATGTATTTCCAAAACAGATTGTTAGATGTTTACGCAAATAAACCATAAGGACTTGTCATGCCAATTAACCCAAACATCGCTTTAGGTGGCCAGCCGGTTCAGCAGCCTAATGTTCTTGGCCAAATGGGCCAGATGATGGCGTTGAAAGCTGCCGCGCAAGAAATAGAAGGTGGTGAAGGCGTAAGAGGTTTGCTGAAAGAAGGTGCGCCTGAAGACCCGACTGCTTTGTTGCAATACGGCAAACAAGGCCGCGCTACATACGAGTCTTTGCTTAGAGGCCGTAAAGAACAACTTGAGTCAACAGTTAAAAAAATTGGTATTACATCAAGCGCTTTTAAAGTGATTGAAGACAATCCCACACTTGAAACCGCGCAGAGAGTGTTTGGTGATTTAGTTAACTTAGGCGCTATGGATAAACGCGCGGCGGCGGATGCGTTTGCTAAAGTTACAGCCAACCCCACGCCGGAAAACATTCGTAGTTTGGCACGTCAGGGTATTGAATACGGAATTACAGCAGCACAAAGATTAACCGCAGAAACATCGCGTTATGCAACAAATGTAGCTGCGGGTACGGCTGCAAACAGACTATCGTTTGATAAAGAAGGCCGCGAGTACGATCGCGCAAACCCAGCACTTGAGCGCGTAGAGGGCGAAAACGGGATTTATCTTTATAACAAACGTGACCCAAATTCTGCCGTGCCATTAGGGATGCGCCCGTTTGGACCGCCGCCAGCCGCACCTTCCGCCGCAGCCGCTGCGCCCGCTAACGGTTTGCTTATGACAACGCAGCCTACTGCGACAAACCTTAACGCATTTACGGGCGGCTCGCCTAATCAAGCAGGGCCTACAATTTCCAACGCTGTTGCACAAACAGCAGCCGCAGCCGCACAGCCTACTATTATTAGACCTAAGCAAACAATCCGTCAGCCTGTTGCTGTCATTAAAGATGGCGTAGTTACGCTTGTGCCGCCAGAACAAGCTGTTGGAATGACCCCCGCAACGCCAGGCGCTGAAAAAGCGCTTGAAAAAACGGTTATTGCAAAAGAAGGCAAGCAAGCCGTTAACGGGGTGCTAAACACTCTGTATTCTGAATACAATAACTTGGTTAAATCAGGTGGGATTACCGACACTCGCAAAAGCATCGAAGATAATATTGCAGCAAGAACAGGCGCAAGCGGTGTTGGTCAATTAACGGGCAGCTTTACCGGCTCAGAATCGCAATCCTTTAGGGACACAATTGAGCAAACGCGCCCTTTGTTGTTAACTGCAATTATGAAAGCAACGGGTTTGT